ATAAATGGCATCCAAGACTAATTCTTGCATTGCGGCACTCCTTCTAGTGCACTTCCAGGTTTGCAGCCACTACTTCTAGTGCACAACCAGGAACAGCACTTTTAATTGATCTACATAGATCAGATAAACACGGACAATAAAAAAGGGGCACGCTTTTGCGTGCCCCAATTTATTTAATTTTAATTTCTAACAGGTACTAACTCGGTAGCTGATGTTAACAATTCCACGCAACGAGAAATTACTTTTACATGATCTGCGAACAGGTCAGGATTTTCTTTAATCGTAGTAGTAGCAGAATTCAACATTTCTAAAGTTCCCTCTACATCCGTAGCGGTTGCATTAGGTGTCGTCCCATCATCAGAAGAACCATCAACGCTAGGCGCTGATTTAGTTCCCTTAGTAATCACAGGCTCTAAAGAAGCATTTTTGGCCGTACGGTGTGCTTTTGCATCATCCGTGGTGGCCTTTGGGTTGGATTCAATCCATTTAACGGTTTTGGCGTACTGGCCTTTTTTATTAGCCAATGACGCTAATTCTTTGTAGATAGAAAAATTAATTTCCATATTGCGATCTTCCACCTTAAAAGCAATCGCAGTATTGCGATATGCCTTAAGAGTAGTAGGCGCAATTCCTACGTGAACCGAAACCGCTTCAAAAGCTTTTGCCTCTGATGCTTTTTCGCCGTTTAATTGCTTCCAATGAATGCCAGTCTGCGGAACTAACTTTTTAAGGGCATCGCCCATCTGCCAAATTCCCTTACGGGAGTTTGTAGCTAGTTTTGCAAGACCGACACAATCACTTTCGACGGGTAGAAACTTGTCTACCGATTTAGCTTTCTTGTCTGTTGTCATTTCTTTGTTTCCTCATTTCTTTTGGAAATAGAAAATTCAACAAGGAAGCTCGGAAGCTTCCGAGCTAAATCCTCTATTTAGTTTTCAAATAACACTCGTGAGTCTTTGCCTGACGTTCAGCAATAACCCACTAAGACAATCTTATACCCACTATCCCAATTACGTCAATGCCAAATAAAAAATTTAACGGATCTACATAGATCGATTAAAAATCCAATAGCAATATTTTGTCTGTTCGGTTTTGAAATTTTCCGAGCTTGACAAAGTACGAAAGTTAAAATGAAGTCGGGGGCAGCAGCCATGGGGGTGGGGGCCGCAGCGGACACACATGTATAGATAAGCGTCCCCAAATGCGCAATACTTTTAAACCTGGTTTCTTTTTCGTACTACGTAACGCCAGTTAGCTTGTTTCTGACGCTAGCTAGCTAGCAGCTAGCGTTGAATCGCTTGGGGCGATTCAACTCGGAGATTAGCACTCCGTCGTCTATAGTGTCCAAGGGTCCCACTTTAAGTTTGGGACGTTAAGAAACTTTTATATGGAGGTTGATATGCCAAAAAATGGTGGCGGTAAAGGTTGGAGATTAGACCCAGATACAGGCGAGAAGCTTATGCCTGATCTGTGGAAAGATTTGTTGGATTGGTTGTTGCAGGGTCCGCAACGTGACCCGAAACACCAGTATGAGTGGGCGAATTTGAACGGTGTACATGAGGATTCTTTGAGGCGTATTAAGCGTGATCCTAGGTTTATGAAGGAGTGGGATCGTCGTGCCGCTGAGTTGAATATTCATCCTGAGCGTACGCAAACTGTGATTGATGCTTTGTTTGCTCAGGCTTCTGATGGTGATGTTAAGGCTGCTTCTTTGTATTTGCAGTACATTGAGAAGTTTACGCCGAAGCGTCGTCTTGTTGTTGAGGATAAGGATGCGTCTAGTTTGTCTGATTTGGAGCTAGCTGAAGAGTTGGAGGCTTTGGTCGCTGAGTTTAAACCTGAGGAGGCGGCTGATGAGGCAGTGGAATGACATTCCCGAAGAGGCTATGGGAGAGTGGGTTGATCCCTTTCTCGATGAGGAGGTCTTTTGCGGGTTGGAGAACCCTGAGGAATGCGAATCGTGCGGTTGAGCAAGTGGGAGAAGGCTTTGATCAGCGTGATCATAATGGGAAGTTTTTTGTGTATAGCATTTGTGGTTGGGGTGTTACTTCGGATTGCACAAGCGTTGTTCAATTAGATGAAAGTTTGGATTGATCAGGACCTGTGCACAGGTGATGGGTTGTGCGTGGAGATATGCCCCAGTTTGTTTGATATGCACGATGACGGTTTGGCGTATGTGAAGGAAGTGGATTGGAAATCTTTGTATGGACCAGATACGAATCGTGCAGATAAAAGCACTCCTCGGTTACAAATGGCTGATGGAACTGCAACAGTCCCAGCCGAGTTGGCTGAGGCTGCGATTGAGGCGGCTGAGGAATGCCCTGGTGAGTGCATTTTTTTGGAGGTCGAGTGAATAAGACAGTTAAGTTGATTACGGCTATAACAGGTTTGTTGGTGGCTATTGGTACTTTGATTGGTGCTATTACGGTTACTTTGGGGAAAGATGATAAGGATGGCGGGAGTTATTCGTATACTACGATAATCTTGGATTCGCCTGAAAAATATGAAGAGTTTTTAATGAATCATCCTGGTTAGGAGTTGGTATGGCAATTTTAGTTCACGAGACTTTCGGTAAAGGCTGGGAGGATTCTTGGGATGGGAAGATTCACAATTCTTATGTGAGTGAAGATTCTTTGCAGTTGATGTTTAAACGTAACAGTCATTATGGTTGCGCTTTGTATAGGGATGTGACACCTTCACGTCATGTGAAGATGTCTTACAGGGTTAAGATTCTTCCTAGTTGGAACTCTCATTCGACTGGTAAAACTTTGGGTTTCGCTGATTTGCGTTGGAAAGACGCTAGGGGTCGTTCTTTCGGTCATGGTAATCGTCGTCCCAGCCCTGATGGTTTTTCTTTTCGTACGTGGTTTGGTAAGACTTCTGGTTCAAAAGTTCCTTTAGGGATGTACGTTTATCATCTTGGGCAGAAGCCAAGGTGGGGTGATTCTATTAAGGTTGGTTATGCGGAGGTTGGCGGCCCTGAGGTTTTGTTTGAGTGTGAAGCTGATTTTGATGAGGGGTTTGTTCGTGCCCGTATTGATGGTGGTGATTGGGTTCGTCATAACATTGTTGTGAGCGATAAGACTGCTGTTACTAGAGCCTGGTTGGATGCTTATTATGGTGGTCCTGCTGTTCCTAGTAAGAACATGGCTTGGGCTGTTAGGGATTACAAGTTGGAAAATTGGGGTGTTGATCCGAAAGCCGTTGAGGTGGATTGGGATGCTATAGCTAGACTTGTAGCAGCTAAGGAAGAGGCTGATAAGCAAACTGAGGAAGCTGAAAAAGCTGTTGAAAAACCTGTATCTATTGCCGACCAGTTAAGGTTGTTAGCTGATAAGGTTGAAATGCTTGAAGGTTAACGATGTCTCGTGTAGCCGAATTAAGACAAGAAGCAGAGTGGAGAAAATGTCAGAGGGATGAGTCGTATTTCTTACGCAAGTATTGGCATATCGCTCATCCTGCTCATGGTCGTATTTTATTTGATTTACGACGTGCACAAGCAGATGCCCTTGAACACTGGTCAGATAACCGTTACAGCCTTACGTTAAAAGCACGTCAGATCGGGTGGACCACTTTGGTGGCTGCTCACCAGTTTTGGTTGGCTTATTTTAACGACGATCAGAACATTATTGATTTGTCTCGTACTGAGCGTGAAGCTGTGTTGTTGTTGCGTAAAACCAAGTATGGTTTTTCGCATTTACCTAAGTGGATGGTTGAGCGTGGTCCTAAGTCTTTGGTTGATCATCAGCAAAGATTGTTTTTTGGGAATGGTTCGCAAATAACTTCGATGCCTTCGGCATCCGATCCTGCTCGTGGTGAGTCAGCTACACTGATTGTTGTTGATGAGTGGGCGTTTTTACCTAACCCTGAGGAAGCGTGGGCTTCGATTGAACCAGTCGCTGATGTCGGTGGTCGCATTATTGGTTTGTCCACCGCTAATGGTTCTGGTAATTTTTTTCATCATCTTTGGACTGGTGCAACAGCGGGTAATAACAAGTTTGCGACGATGTTCTATCCGTGGTCTGCGACTGAGGATCGTGACCAGTCTTGGTACGAATCTAAAAAGATTTCGATGTTGCCTTGGCAGCTGGCTCAAGAGTATCCAACTACGCCTGAAGAGGCGTTTGTAAGGTCAGGTAACCCTGTGTTTGATTTGGATGTTTTGGATGAAATGGAGCTGCGTTGCCGTCCTGGTACTCAAGGTTATTTGCATAACACGTCAGCTAAGTCTGTGGAGTTCAGAGTATGAGTTTAGAGATTTGGCAATACCCTAATGGTGAAAGTTCTTATGTCATGGGTGTTGACACTGCTGAGGGTTTAGGTCACGGAGATTATTCTTGCATTCAAGTGTTGGATGTTCGTACTGGTGAACAAGTGGCGATTTGGCATGGTCACATTCCTCCTGACGAGTTAGCACACGAATGTGAGCGTATAGGTTTGTTTTACAGGGATGCGTTGTGTTGCGTTGAGTCTAACAACCATGGTTTGACTACGATCACTGTTTTAAGACAGTTGGGTTATCCCAGGCTGTTTCGTAAACGTGCTTTGAATCAGGTTACAACTAAGATTTCTCAAGAGTATGGGTGGAAAACAACTAGGACTTCTAAACCTTTGATGATTGATGATTTGTCCATGGCTTTACGCAGCGGTGAATTAACTATTTATGATAAAAACACTATTAAAGAGTTGAGAACTTTTGTACGCAATGAGCGTGGTTCTATGTCAGGTTCTCCTTTTGATGACCGTGTGATGGCTTTAGCATTAGCTAATCAGATGCGAAAGTTTGCTTTCGCTCCTGAATATGTGGAACAAGCTGACGATTATTGGACTGTTGAATGGTTCCGTAGGTTAGCTACGGGTGAAAGTAAAGATTCTGCTGATTCTATGAGAATTGGCGCTAATACGGTGCGTGGGACACCTAAGCTTGGTTTATAGATATATCTACAAGGAGATTGCTAATGGCAAGACCAAATTTCGTTTCGCATACTAGCGCCAGTGAAACTGTCGATGGTGCGAAAGGTCAGAATAACAAAATGGAACGGGGCGGTTCAGTTGTGACTAATCCTTTATGGGATGCTTCACAGCCTAATTCACCTCGTCAAAGATTTGATTCACCTAAGTATGCGAACATGACTGGTGGTTATGGCGAACAAACTGTTCGTGAGACACCAATGAATCAGCATGGTCCAACAGGCAAGGTTGAACCTAATGTTAAACCACAACCTGATCTAGCTGGTCACACTTACACGCCGCATACTAAGCGTCCGTAATTATGGCGGTCCTCCCTGCTGAGGCAACCTACCAAGAATTTTGCGAATACGTGAAGGATCATAAAGGTCCTAAAACGCATGAGGAATTGTTGGAGTTGTGGGAATGGCGGCAGAAGCTTTTAGGTTTGCGTGTCATCACAGGCAAGGCATGGCGTGAACGTGCCCTTGCTCCTGATGAGATGCACCTAACTCGTCGTGAACGTGAACAAAAAGTGATTGCGGAAGCAAAAGCGCAAGGCAGAAACATAGAGAAAGTCTGATGGCTCGTAAAACCAGATCTGAACAATTAGGTGATTTTCAACACAAGCTGGATCTTTCTAGACGTTGGCGTGATCAAGAAGGTTACGACAATTTGTGGAGACGTTTAATAGATTTATACCGTGGTAAACACTGGCCTTTAACCACGACAGCTCAACGAGATTTGATAGCTGTTAACTTGGCTTTTTCAACTGTTAACGTTATAGCACCTAGTGTTTCTGTTAATCACCCTAAGATCACGGTTAAAGCTAATCATCCTGGTGATGAAGACAGAGCTGCTTTTGTTGAAGCTGTAGTTAACCATTTGTGGAGGCATCACGATTTCCGTAAGCCTTTCCGTCGTTCCGTTAAAGATTTTCTTATTTTCGGTCACGGCTGGTTGAAAGTCGGTTGGCGTTTTATTGAACAGGAACGTTCTTTAGGTGACGGTGAACGTGAAGAAATTTATGATATGGCTGTTGGGGAAGCAGACATGTTCGCTGCGGAGAATCCTGCTATGGCAGGGGATCTTCCAACTAATGAGGAGATAGCGGCGAACCTTCCTAAAACAGAAATGACGATTGTTGAAGATCAACCGTTTGTTGAGAGGGTTTCCCCGTTTGACATGTTCGTTGATCCTGAAGCTACTTGCATGGAAGATTTGACTTGGATAGCTCAAAGAATTATCCGTCCTTTGGAAGAAGCTAAAGAAGATCGACGTTACAGTCCATCTGTTCGCAAGGGTTTAACTGCTAATGCAAACATTAACCCCATGTACTCGGATGGTTACTATGAGGATTCTAAAGATGAGTTCATTAGCGATGATCGTGTAGTTATTTGGGAATATTATGATATTCCCTCTAACACGATGTCAGTGTTCGCAGACAATGGTGAAGGATTTTTAGTATCTCCAACACCTATGCCTTATGCTTTCGGGCAGCCTTTCGTGATGATACGAAATTATGATGTGCCTGAATTGTTTTACCCTGTAGGTGATATTGAACCTATAGAGTCTTTGCAACTGGAATTGGATAAAACCAGATCACAGTTGATGAATGACAGAAAAAGATATGCTCGTAAATATTTGTATCACGAGCGTTCATTCGGTCCTGAAGGTCGTGAAGCTTTAGAATCGGATGAGGATGGTCGTTTGGTTCCTGTTGTGGATGAGAACAAACCTTTAAGTGAGGTTGTTGTACCTATGCCACAGGTTCCTATTTCAAACGACATTTATGCGTATTCAAACATTATTGAAGAAGACATTAATACTGTTTCAGGTGTTTCAGAATATGCGAGAGGTGCTATGCCTGAGATTCGTCGCACAGCGACGGAAGCATCAATTATTGCTGATGCGCAAAATGCTAGAGCTGCGGACAAACTTGCGATTGTTGAAATTGCTATAGGTCATGTAGCTCGACGTGTTTTGCAATTAATTCAAGAATTTATGACTGGTGAGGCTATGGCTAGAGTCGCTTTGAAAGGCGGCGAAAGTTTGTACGTTCCTTACACTAGGGAAGAGGTTTTAGGAGAGTACGATTTCTCAGTAGAGGGTGGTTCAACCCAACCTGTTAACGACACTATTCGTAAACAGCAAGCTGTTTCTTTGATGAACGCAATGGCTCCATTTGTGGGCACTGTAGTAGATCCTGCAGCGTTAGCTATGCACATACTTGAAGAAGGATTTGATATTAAAGATCCTGCCAAGTTTTTGATGCAGCAACCTGCAACACCTCAGGAGCAGGCGATTGCGGGTGAGGAACCTTTGCCACCTCAGGGCGACGTTCCTGTGCCGCAAGGGGTTGGTCCAGAAATGGCTATGGGGGCAATGACACCTGAGGGTGGCTCATTTGCTCCTACAGGTGGGGTCCCTCCTGAGTTGTTGTTGCAGTTACAAAATCAGATGGGATTGGAATTACCTAACTTATAATCCCCCATTTGGGACAGTTTATGGTGTGTAATAGGAGCAACCAATTTATAGGACTCCTTAGGAGGCAATAGTGCCCGAAGAAAACATAGAAACAACGGAACCCGTGATAACGGACAATTCAGAAATTTCAGTAGAAGAACCGACGGAACCTGGTGGTGATTACACCGTCAAGATTGATGGTGAAGAGCATCAGGTCACCCTTGAGGAACTTCAGCAAGGATATCAACGACAAGCGGATTACACCCGTAAAACGCAAGAGTTGGCATCTGAACGTCAACGCTTACAGCAAGCAGAGACTATTGTGAACGCTTTAGAAGCTGATCCACAAGGAACTCTGGAAGCTTTAGGTGGTGCACTTGGAGTGCAGGGCAACCTTGGCACTCAAGACGAATACACGTCTTGGGAGGATGAGGACCCGACAGCACAGCGTGTGGCACAACTTGAAGCTCAAGTTGCTCAACAAGCGAAGACGCATAGACAACAAGCTTTAGACAAAGAGGTAACAAGACTTAAAGGAATTTACGGCGAGTTTGATGAACGTGAGTTGTTTCAACATGCGTTAAACAACAAAATCGCTAACCTTGAAGCTGCGTATGCTCATAAGAATTTTGGCACTATGGCTAGTTACGCTAGTCAATTACAGCGTGACGCTGATGCTTTAGAAGCTAAAAGGAAAGGTGCACCTGTTGAGGGCGGTAAATCCGTTCAAGAGGGTGCGTTGAGCACAGATTCAGGTAAACCTCCTTCTTCGTTGCGTGAAGCTTTTGCTTTAGCTAAACAGCAATTAGGCAACTAACCTTTTAAGGAGAAATTAAAATGGCGGCAGGAAACGCTAACTTTGATGAGATTCTCTCCACTACGTTAAACAACTACATACCTAAACTGACTGACAACATTTTCACAGCTAGACCATTGTTCTACGCTTTGACAAATGGTCAGACAATTAGGCGTGTTTCGGGTGGTGCGAAAATCGTCGTTCCAATTATTTATGGAACAAACTCAACCGCTGGTTCTTACTCTGGAACAGACACTATTTCCACAACTGCTCAGACAGGTATCACATCTGCTGAGTACGACTGGAAACAGTATGCTGCTACGGTAACAATCAACGGTCTTGAAGAAGCCAAAAACAATGGCGAAGCACAGATCATTGATCTGTTGGAAGGTAAAATCTTCCAAACACAGGAAACAATTATCGAGAACATGAACACCATGCTCTTCGGTAATGGTACAGGTAACAGCAGTAAAGACATGCTTGGGCTTGCAGCCTGCATCGGTCTTGGCAATGATGATGGTTCATCAGCTTTTGCTGGTATTGACGCAACCGACTCAGACAACTCTTGGTGGAGATCACAAGTTTCTAACCAAGCTGGTGCGATAGACGTTGCTTCAATGGCTACCATGTACAACAACTGTTCAGTTGGTAACGACCAACCAACAATTATCATCACAGGTCAAAGCCAGTACGAAGCTTATGAGGCTCTCCTCGATGGGCAAATTCGTTACACGGACACCGACATGGCTGACGGAGGATTCCAGAATCTTCTGTTCAAGGGCGCTCCGATAACCTTTGATGGTACTCTTGCAGGTGAAGGAAAAATGTATTTCCTTAACACCAAGTATCTCCAGTTGGTAGCTCATAGCGATGTTTGGTTCAAGCCAACACCGTTTGTACGTCCAACAAACCAAGATGCTGTGTTCTCACAGATTCTTTGTTACGGAAACTTGACAACGAGCAACCGCTCTCGTCAAGGATACATCTACGGTATCACACCTGCTTAATCATGGGTAGAGAGCTTGCTTACGCATACAAGTCGGGTGCTAGACCTTATGGTCAACCTGGTGGAGACAAAAATTTCCGTGACGCGTCCCCTCGTCCTGAGGCGGTGGGACCTGGTCGGAATGTGACTCGTCTTCCAGATATGCCTAAAGAGGCTCCTGCTTTTGAAGAAGCATCTAAATGTAGTGCGCTGACTCGTAGCGGTGACCCCTGCAAAGGGCGACCCGCTGCGGGCGGCGACCTATGTGTTTTCCATAGGGAGTAAGAATGCAGATTTCAGAAATGAGATCATATATTCGCTCTGTTGTGGATATTGATTCGTCAGATATCTCTGATGATGTTATGAATCGTTTTCTTGGAGAAGCATACGATGTTATTGTTTACTCTGAGAAAAGATGGCCCTTCTTTGAGGTGTCTACTACTTTTTCTACCACAGGTGGAACTGAAGATTATGCTTTAGCTACTGTGGGTGCTTCTGTTACTAATGGTTTGCGTGAAATAGCTTCTCTTAAAACAGATGATCATGTTATTCAATATCTTGGTAGAGATACTGGGGATATTGTTTATCCTTTGGATTCAACAACTTCTGGTGATCCTTGGTATTGGTCTTATTGGGCTGATAATGTCAGGTTGTATCCAACTCCTGGATCGGGAGAAACTGTTTATGTGAGAGGGTACAAGAACCCTGCAGCTTTCGGAGCTGGTTCTTCTGACGCTACTGAACCTTCCGATTTGCCTACACCTTTTCACATGGTTTTAGCTACTTATGGGATAGCTCGTGCTTATGAACAGCAGGAAGATCCCACTATGGCTTCACAATATTTTTCTATTTTTAATCAAGAGCTGGAGAATCTGAGAGCGCGTTATGAGGACACTCCCGCTCCTCAACCTGTGAGGTTGAACAGTCGGACGGCTTCTCGTTGGATGTCTCAATCTTATTTACCTAATCGTTTACGTTATTCTTGGGAGTAATGCGTGGCTTCAGTCAATTTCAAACTTGAAGCTTTAGAATCTTTCGTTGGCGGTTTGAATCTTCGTACAGATCAGTTCAATTTGGAGGAGAATGAATCTCCTGATTTGTTGAATGTTCTTGTTGATCCTCGTGGTGGTATACGTCAACGTGACGGTGTTGACCGTCGCAACACGACAGCTTTAAGCGCTGACATTAAAGGCATTTGGGCTTTGCATACTGATGCTGGAACTAATCATGTGATGGTCAATTATGGCACTAAGGTCGCTTATTCCGCTTCGGCTAATTTTACTGACCTTACTGGTATTACTGCTAGGACTGCTGGGTCTAGGGTTTATGGAACAACTATGAACAATGTGGCTTATGGCGTTTCTTTTGATAAGCCTTCTTTCAGGTGGAATGGTTCAGCTGCTGCGGATCTGGGAACCACTTTTGGTGCTTCTGGCAACATGCCTCAAGCACAGTACATTGCTTTTTGGAACAATTTCGCTTGGGTTGCTAACACTTACGAATCTGCAACTAATCATAAATCCAGGTTGCGTTGGTCTAACATTAATGATCCTGAGACTTGGACTGATACTGATTATGTTGATATTGATTTGGGGGATCATGGAGATTACATAACAGGTTTAGCTCCTATGGGTGACCGTTTGCTTGTTTTCAAATCGAATAGTGTTCACGCTGTTTTCGGTTTTGATTCTGATTCTTTTCAGGTGGTTACTTTGTCTAATGATGTGGGTTCTGTTCCTTTGTCGTCACCTGTGGCGACTCCTTACGGAACTTTCTTTTGGCATGCCGACATGGGCGTGTATCTTTATGACAGAGAAAATTTTGTTTACATTTTCAACAAGTTGATGCCAGCTATTGACGATGGTCGCATCACTTTTAGTGAGAATCCTCAATTAGCGTGGGGTAACAACAAATTGTATGTTTCTGTTGATTGGACTGAAGATGGTGCAACAACTAGACGCACTTTGATGTATGACCCTACGATAGCCCAAGGTGGGGCTTGGGTTCTTAGTGATATTGATGCTGGACCTTTATATGCTTACAAGCCACCTAATTCTTCTTCTACTGTTTTCGGTGGTTGTGTCGCTAACACAGGCGTGTTGATCGACATGGAAGATGAGCAGAACCGTTCAACTGACAGGTATGCGTCTTCAGCTGAGACTCATATCACTTCTTATTTCGTGACCCCTTGGATGACAGGAAAAAACCCTATCGTTAAGAAACGTTGGGGTCGTCCTCGTATTGTTACGTCAGCTGAGTCAACTATTTCGCTTCCTATTCTTGTTTACAAGGATTATGACAAGTCTGCTTACACTAATAGTTTTAGTGTAGCTATTGCAGGTAAAACGTCTGATTCTTTGTGGAATACAGCTAAGTGGGATGACGCTGATAGCACTTCTGCTTATTACGCTATTTGGGACGCTATATCCCGCAGTTTAACAGCGGATGTTATTAATATGCCCACTCTTGGGACAGCAAAGAGTATAAGTATGAAAGTAAGCGGTCCTAGTACCAATAATCATTGGGAAATGAACGCTTTGGCTTTCACCTACACGCCGAGGAGATTGCGTTAAATGGCAACTTTGTCCGTTACAAACACGTTCTCTGCAGGAACCACGATTGTGGCTGCAGACATGAACCAAAACTTTACTGACGTTGAAACTTTTGTTAATTCGTCACCTGGACTTATTCAAAACGACATTGTTGATGCTAAGGGGGATGTT